TAAGCCTTTCCATTTCCTAGATCTACCTCGTTTAGTCCATCAGCATCAATAAATACACCATCAGGTACTACTCTAGCAATTACCTGCTGAAGCTTTAAGTGCGTTATCTGTATAAGGTCGGCAAATGGTATCATCCTTCTAAGAAGAGATTCTATATTACCCTTATACATTCTAGGAGCCACGGCTATATAGTTAGGAAGCGCGTGCTGAGCGGAGGACTTCGGTCTTACCATATTCTCCATCAACTCCCACTTTATCAAGATCTCAGATCCCATTACCATAACCCCGTCATACCAAACATCGATTGTCTTTTCTACCTTTTCAAATTTACCATCCTCCATCATTTCTTGAGGAGGGTTGAAGGTGTCATCCTTCTTAATCATTTTTATACCGCCGTTTTCTAATGCCTTCTTCTTGTAAACAATTTTCTTTGTTGTTTTATAATTGAAGTACAGTAGTGTAGTCGTGTCATTATTAAACAGGCTGTTGCCGTATATCTGATTCAAGTTAAAGTGATCGTACCAAGACTTCGAATATTTTGAAATCTTTTCAAGGTCATCAGAGGTAAGAGTAGGGTCTATTTTCAGGAGTTCTGAGATGTGCACCGTCTTAACTTCTCCCCAATAAAAGCAGTCTCTAAAATACGGATCCTCTGTGTAGCTATAAACCAATGTGGCCGGATCAACATAGGACAGCTTAACTCCGGCACCGGGAAGAAACTCGTGCTTTGCAACACCTATTCCTACGGTAGTCACATCATAATCAACTTGCTTCTTTATATCATCAAAGTGGTTCTCTTCTAGCACTGTTTGGATTGCCTCCTCTTCAGCTATTTCTATTGCAGGCTTGTAATTTAGCTGCATATACAACGAAAGCTCCTCGTCATTATTTGGAAGCTCCTCAGGGTCTGTGACAAATGGATTTACGCCTGTTTTCTCTTGAATGATACCTAGCACATCCTTTGACACCATCTGACCCTCAACCATGTCCTGATACTTACTTCTTTTTGACTGAGACATAGCATCTTGCGCGTAAGCCTTTGCCTTGAATAGCCTGTTTGACATTCCGTTAACAACGATGTCTATAAACTTAGGAATTATCGGAACCGGGGTCCAATCTATGTTGATTAAAGAAAGGTCTCCATTGTAGGCTATCTCGTTCTTGTATTTTTGTATTGGCTGTTCGCCACGGGCGTATAGACGCAGCCTATGGAAATCTTTCCATTGGCCGTAAAACTTAGAGTTGCCCTGATCTTTTTTAAACCATTCGTGTTGTATGGCCTGACCTATTTGCAGGCCGTACTCTTTTGATTTTTTAGTTGCGTCGGGCGCAAACTGATCAGGAAATACTTTAGAGGCAATATTAATTGTAATCTCTTTGTTCATCTACGGGCCTGCTTAGGGTGCTTGAGTTGTTGTACCTTCTTATGTTTATTGTTATTTTGGACTCTCTTTTCTCAGGCAAATATACGTGTTTTTGATTTGCCATAATTGCCAAGCCCGAACTGATAGACGCGTCATGCTTAGTTCTGTCGTTAATATCAAACCGGGCCCAATCCTCTAGCGTCCTATTAAATGGCATAGAACCTATCTCATCGCTTGCCCTGTAAGTGCCCTCTAGGTCAAATCCAACACACTTTTCTATGTATGTGCCTATAGCCGCCGCGTGTGATTGCTTTATATCCTCCGACGAGTTAGGAACGCCGCCAAGCTCCTTCTCTGTCTTGCTGAGTTTATTTAGCGGTCGGTCCGGCCTGTTTATTGAAAACGGCCTATATCCCCTGTTTTTAAAGTGGTACAAAAGCCTAGGCTTGTTGTTCTCAGCTAGCATTGGCATTCCGTAGAAGAAGCAAGCCATTAGAACGTCCTCAAAGAATATCTCGGCTGTGGCCGGCCTAGAGATATACTCCAAGAAAAAGTCATTTACCGGCATGTCATCCATGTGATACTTGGTCATGCCATGCAGTGAGCCGTTGGAGCCCCTTCCGTCCACCGTAGCCGATATGTCGTATGGATCGCAGCCAAATGAACCTAGGTGCTCGTTACCGGGATATTTGAGCCCATTACGAACAACTACATTATTCTGAAGAGCTAATGGCGGAACCCAACGAATCAAGAACCTTCCCCTAGGATCCGGAGTCCATACCACCTTGGTGTCCTTCTCTCCGTTCTTCCAATGAAATGTTCCACGTGTAACATTTTGCTGAGTTATCAAGGAGTCATTGTAGTCTATTTGCTGATAGATCTTTGTAAGGTTAAATATCGAAGACTTTGTCTCGTCCCTAAACGCGTGACTTTCTGTTCTCGGGAACTGCCGGTAATGCTCATTGAGCGCGTCGGGGTCGCTTTTTAAAGCATCAACCTCCGCCTCCCAATACTCAACAGCACCCTTGGTTATCTCCATTCCGTCTATGCCCATTACAGGTGACTTTGGAGTATTGATCACCGGCATACCGTACCTATCTATAAAACCCTCAAGGTTATGCTCCATGGGTATAAATATCTTGTACAGCCCGGTCTTGGTCTGACCGTTGGCGTTTCGTTTTTTTACGTCAGACTCGTTGTACAGCTTCTTGTAGTTGTCCCCGCCCTTTGACAGCGCGTTTGAAGTAGAACCCATCATGCATTTGCCAATTATCTTAGAGCCTATTCTTAGACACGTTTTGGTTACCCGCCAATTGTTTAGAATGTTGTTAGGCTTTAGCCATTTTGCGCTTTCGTCATGTGCCAAAAATATAAGCTTTTGGCTATCGTATGAGTTGTCATCTGTATTCTTCCAATCGATCGTGGTCTCCAAACCGTCTATCTCTTCTTCCTCAGAATCGCCCATGTTCTTCTTTGTAATCTTGGATGCCGGCACCCGGTAGGATATCTCGGTCTTGGGTTTATCCATTCCGTCCATTATCGGCTTAAAGAAGAATGGAAGCCCACTATTTATCGGAACCACCTTGCCGGTAAACATATCTTTGGCATCTGTACCCGTCTTTGAAAGTATGCCAACCCTAGCCTTCCTAGACATCGATCCGATATTTACGCACTCGGAAGCTTCCATAAAGGAAAATCCCGAACGTCTAATCTTTAGATAGCATAAACCATACGATCTTGGGTCTGCCTTGCATGCCTCCCAAAAAATATAAAGTATTCTGTTTGCTTCCCTGTAGTCGGGATAACCAACGTCAATGGTAGCCCACTGCACATACATATAATGTGAACCGGTTATGTAGGTAGGAACGCCGTTGTTCATAAACCAAAAGCCTAGCTCTCTTCTGTCAAACTCTTCCTCTATGTAATCGACCCACCTAGACTTAAACTGTACCGGTTTTTCGTTCCATTGAAATATTGAGTCTATCCTAGACAACTCCTTTGGAAGCTCGGCTCTTTCCCAATACTGATCGCTTTTTACCGGTGATCTTTGATATACCTTCTCGGGTACAGGCGGAAGTGCAATATACAGCCCTTCTATGCAGACAATATCACCTATCTGCCCCGTCTTTGATATAACTACCATGTCGTGCTGCTCATTGTACCCATACTTCCAAGCCTTTAGCTTGTTCTTCTTGGGTATTGACGCAGCCGGCAAGTAATTATTTACGACCCGATATAGACTTTCTTTCTGCAAATCCTTGTTTTGTATCTTCTATTTTTGTTCCATTCAATGCTAATGTTATTCCCTCCTGCTCTAGCTCTATTCTTGTAAGTATCTCAAATGCATCAAATATTGCAAGCTTCTTTGTAGCCGCTGCGTTTTTTAACCTATCTGCGGCAAGCTCGGGGTTTTCTTCGCTTCCCGGCTTCAATATATTCTCCTCGGCAACTCTTACAAGTTGGTCGACTGCCTTGTATCCGGCTTCGATTATTTTCTTTTTTAGTTCTATTGAGTCTCTCACTGTTTAAATTTTATAAAACAAACTTGAATAAGCCTAGAGCTTAATAAATCTACCCCAAAATTATTAAATATGTTTCTACTATGTCTAGCTTCTGAATTAAACAAAATAGCCCTGTTAAACCTTGCATTTATAATACAAGACGGGTTATCGTTTTCGTCATATATTGTAGTGCCATCTCCCGGGAACTCATTTTTGCTTAAATACAAAATAGCTGTCAAGTCACCCATCATCTCGTCTGAGTGTATAAAATTTGGTTCTTCTTGGCCAAGCGGGGAAAGCCTAGCGAAGTTATACATTATATTACCGCCCCGAAGAACAGATACACACCGATAACAAAACTCGTCTGTGTGACTAAGCGGCTGTATGTTTTTAAACACCTTGTCCCCATCCAAAACGTCTACAAATCCTCTGCTAAGTATTTCCTGTACATGTTCATCCGGGTTCTTTAAAAAATTATCAATAATAGCTAATTCTGTCATAATTTAATTGTTATTTGATGATCAAATATCCTGTACATCTTTTCGCCGTCAATATCAAATTCATAATCACTGTCCGGCTTAAAGCAAACAATGTCTCCCTTGGACACACCCTGAGATAACAAGTATTCATTTGGATAAACCATCTCTCCCATTAAGGGCTCAAACGTGAAAGGCTTCTTGATGTAGCAGTCTGTTGCCTTTATTTTTTTGACAAAGCAGTATCTGTTGTATGGGTGCCAAGACCCGTCCTGCTTATAAAGAAAGAATTGCTCGGAGTCTATAAAGAATATATCATCTCTAAAGAACGATCTTCCGCTCTTGCGGTTTCCGTGCATGTCGTTGTAAAACTTAAACGCATTGTGATGAACTAGGAGTGTGTCTCCCTTGCGTATTGGGCCCGAATACTTTCTAGGCACCTCTAAAACCTCAGCATATCTATTAGAGAATCTATGATCCTCCTCAGATGTATTTACAATAAAATCTATTCCTCCTATCTGTTTTGTGTTATTGTATCTTTTGCTTTCTTTTGGTTTTACGATAAAGTCAAATGGTGATTGCATTAAAAGTTTATATTGTATTCAATTGAAATTGGTATTGTTGGGCTAAAGGATTTCCAAAGGACCACCTCGCCCCTTGTGTTTATGATGTATACCTGAACAAAGTTAGATTCTAAAATATGACGTATATGATGCACCTCATGGGTATCGTTGAGTATCTTTTGACCAACTATATAGTGCATTGCGCCTCCCTTGTAATCGGGCCCTATTGATATTTTTCTTATGTCCATTTTATTTCCAAGTTCCGGTTACATTAATATTAGCCGTAGACTGCTTCCATACTCCTAAAACATTTCTCCAAACAACTAGTTGCTTCCATACTCCCGACACATTTAAGTGAGCGATTGTTACTGCCGGAGCTGCCGAAATAACAAACTGTATATATTCAATTAATTGAAATACAAAGCTTGTTGCCAAGGCTGTTACATTTTTTATAACTACGCTTTCCCTACTAACAAAACCTTGAACGGAATTTGCCGTACCCTTATCCCTAATCATTATAGCCTCAGCACCACCGAATGTTAGATCGTTACTCATGCAACAACTATTTTTGCATACAACTCAACACTTCCCGGGAGTGAACCTGAAGGCACAAACCTACGTCTTGTTCCTACTACATCAGTACCAAGTCCGGCTACCCATGCACTACCGTTCCAATACTCAAATGTTCCATTGGTTGTACTTGTGCTTGCCTGAGTAAGTACCAAGGCGTTTGTGTCTGCCCTGTAAATGTTTATCGTATGAGTAGTTAAAGATGCACTAAACAATACGGATTGCACCCATGCAAAAGTACCATTGGTAGTGTTAAAGTCAGAATAATTCCACCGGTATTGAGATGGCAAAGCGTCGTCAGTCTCGTAAACTAAAGCAAGCGACAATATCCTTGCAGGTAACATAATTACTCCGGCGGTTCTGAACTGAAACGCAAACTGAATGTTTAAAGGCGTCCCTAAGCCGGATAGGTTGCCGCTTTGTGGCACGTCTGTCCACGCTCCCGAATTGTCGTCTATTCCTGATGTTCTAACTTGCATTTTATACATATCAGGTGAAACGCCCATAGTTATATCTCCTATGTTTTCAACGCAATTTACAAAGGCACGATATAGTTTTGCCGGTGTTGCTCCTAAGTTTATTTTGGGGCAAATTATACGGTTGTTTACGTCTGCTTGATATTCCAAGTCAGCCGCTAATGGATATACACTAAGGGCGTTTACGTTAGCGGTTGTGGACGAGCTGTATATCCAAAACAGCCAACCATCCTCAACCCAAACAAAAGGTGAAGCCGTAGCGGGATAGTGTACGAAAATGGGGCTGTCGGTATCTCGAAGCGCAGAAACAGTTTGAGAGCTTGCGCATGCTGCTCTCCTGTCAATTTGCTGACCGCCGGTGTAGTAATCAGATATATACAACGAGGCAACGTTACCGCCTGTAACGCAAAAAACAATTTTGTCAATAGTTCCGGCAATGTCAATAGATAAAAACGTACCACCCGCAATGTTTGTATTTGCCCCACCGGGAGGAACCTCGCTCATTTGGTCTGCAATAAAAGTTGTGTTACCGGACGTTACGTTTGCCAAAGGAACGCGAATAATTCTCGTAGTCGTGAACAAGTACAAAGACGCAACGCCGCTTCCGGCTCCGTGGTTTAAAGTCGCCACACGACCGTTATTATTCTGCGATATGTTACCGGTTACGGCTTGCACTCCTGTAATAACCATGTCGGCGCCGGTTAGTACCATTGCGCCGGCAGTCAATGTAAGTGGTGTGCGAACATTGTACCGGTATAAATTAAAAGAGGAGGCAGCTCCCTCAGTGCTGTAAACGTATTGCTCCGTCCATGATGTAAAAGCTCCTAATGCGCACCCTCCGATTACGTCATTTGTTATGGTAGCTGCGTCTTTAAGCCAATAAGTAGCCTTAATTTTATCTACTGTTGTAGCCGCCGGAATAGCAGTTGCGGGGTTTTGAAAATCTGCATACTGCAAGCCTTTTGTAATAAATAGACCTCCGTTTGTTACTGTTGCATTGGTAGTAGCATGAATTACTAATACGTCTTGAATGACATACGGAGTACCCGCTGCAATTGTACCGGCAGAAGCGGTTAACGTAATTGATGTGTCTGAACCAATTGCAGAAATTTGATACCAAGTTGTAATTGCGTTGGGATTGGTTGAGCCAAAACCAATACGGCTACCAACCGAAAGACCGGTCGCCCATGCGCTCCCCGTCCCCGTAACGCCTGTACCACTAACGGCAACCGTACCTGTGATATAGTTTTGAATTTCTACCCTAAACCCCCTAACCGTATGAACCGTTGCAGTTGGAAATGTTAAGGTAACAGCCCCTATAAGCGCATAAGTATTTGTTGACGGAACAAATGACCATAATTGAACCCTTCTTGTTGCGGCAGCAGTAGCACCATCAGAGGCAAATATCCAAAAAAGGTCGTCAGACACTTTATAGGGATGAACAAAGTTTGAGGTAATAGCAAGCGCACTTTCACCAAAATTTGCAACCCCTACCGTAGCTGCTCCTATAAACTTATCAATATCCCCACTACCTAAATTGAACTGACCTGTATGCTTGCCACGATTAATTTTCGTAGCGTCGTAAGCGCCACCAATGGCCACTTGCTCTAGCGAACCATTAAATAATTGTTCAACTGCTACTTTCATTATTTGATTGATTTATCTGAAATGCTAAAAACATTACAGTGTTTTCAGCGTTTTCGTTTTTTAACTTGCATTTTACAAAATCAAAATCTTCGAAATCGCCCTCTTCAGAGACGGAGTACTTTGGATTGCATAGAACGTCGGCTCCTTTAAAAATATAGGACATCTCATGTTTTATTGATATTTAACAATTCCATCAACCTGATCAAAGTCTGTAACTATTGCTTCCCCGGCGGCGAGCGTCTGAGAGGAGCCATAGTCGTACCAACCAATCAGCGGATTCCCGGCGGCTGTTGCGTTATATATCACGAAATACCGGAACGGACCGGTAGATCCACCGGTTGACGTCAAGGTAATGTCATTTACAATACACTTATACACGCCTGCAGACTGAGCAGAAGACGATGTGGTAAGGTTTCTGCTTGACAGGTTAGTATACGAGATCTGAGTTAAGTCAGCAAGAAGGGCGTTGGTTGCTACAGGGGCCACGTTGGTAAGCGCAAGCGCTAACTGATTTGATCCTAGATTGTGAACCGCTTCGGCTAATGCCTCTGAAAAAGAATAAAATTTGTTAAAAGCTGCCATTTTTTAGTTTTATAAGTACAAAGATAAGGATTTTGCTATACTATAAAATTTCTTATTGCTATAACATAGTAATAAGATCCTCCAAACGGAATAGACTGCGTTCCGGCATTAGATGTTAAAACACCCCAAACAGTACTTGCATTTATCTGAGAAGAAGAAAAAATGATCGGATTGCCGGGCAGTCCTAAAATTGAGTTGTTTTGAAGTATCTTAACTAGCTCGTCTCTACTTGGCATATACCAATCATTAAAGCCGCCGGCATTATACGATCTGCAGGTTCTAGCAGCATAAGCGCTTCCTGTTCCAAAAGCAGCAACAATTGTATCTGAATTAGCTAGTCCTGTTCCAATTGCAGTAGCTGTTGCGCCTGTAAGAGTAGTAGATGGGGCCCAAAAATCTGTTCCGCCATTAGATCCTATAGCAGGACTGCATACAAATCCCTTTATCTGACCCACAACAAAACCCGGATCACCCGGCTGAAGTATATAAGCAACGGTCCCGCCAAAAGCAGCCACTCCAACTGCTAGAGCTGACGGCTTTACTACTGTGTCGCTTTGTATGCCTATCTGTATTGTGCTCATTGCTAATCTTTAATGCATCTAACGCAGCAGCCTGCCGCTATATCAAAATTAAAATTTAGTATACTTGATGTTAAAAAAATAGTATAAACTAGCCCATACCCCGCTTGTGTATTATAAAAAGTTGTCCAATATGGTCCTTGAGCGCCAACATTTACTATTGCCCCCCCATCCTTCGTTCTCCATCCCGCTGTTGGAAGCTTTAACACAGAGTCAAACGCCCCTTGGGAATTTGCCGTTGAGAATAACGCTACTTCTGCCTGAAACTCAGCCTGAGTGGGTATCCTAAATCCTGCAGGGCATGGATTATTTATGCCGTTAACCCCACTCCAACGGCCTCCATTTTCAGGAGACCTCCAACTAAAAGGATTTGAGGGTGCTGTAATAAAAAGATTATTGCCCGGATTGTCTGTGGTGCTTAATACAGATGTAGTCCCGGATGTTCTAAGCTGATGACCGTCGGTAAGCCTACCCCATTGATATAGTGCACCAAAACTATCAGCATCTGTTGTGCTTTGGGCAACTCTAAGAGCGCCTAGGTTTCTATCCATCCAAATTCTTCCTGTAGCGCTCAACACCGTAGGCACGTCGCCTCTATATAAACGAACAGACGACTCTACTGATAATGATATTATACTCATATTATACGTATTGAAGGTAAATATCTCCATCTGATCCTCCCGAAGGAGCGGCAGTGCCGGATGTAATTTTTTTAGTAGAACCATTTCCGTAAAGAACGTCTGAGCTAGTGGCTCCTGATTTTATTAATGCGGGGGCTGTAATATTGACGGCAGAAGTAGCGGCTGTTGCTGTAATCAAAAACACAGGATCAAGCGTTCCTATAACAAATCTATGCTGAGCCAACCCAAATGATGAGCAATAATATAAAACTTCGTTGTATGCGTTTAACCAAACGGTGTCGCCTTGTACCGTTATAGAAGACTCTACTCCTGTATCAGTAACAGATCTCAAAGTAGCAATTGCGGGATTAGATGAATTATTTATAACAAGATTAAGGTTACTGCCTAATCCAAAAATATGATCAGATGTGGTTAATTGAGACGTAGTAGCGGTGCTTCCGTAATAAATTCTACTTCCGTTATCAAGAATCCTGCTATCGCCTACAACTGTTCCCGATGTGAATTTAGGTATGTAATTAGCGGTTCCGCTGCCCGTGATACCGCCGCCGCCGCCGGATGGAACAACCCATGTACCATCCTCTCTCAAGAACTTTGTACTTCCCGCTGCCCCGGGCGCCGGCACAGCTCCCTTTAATGTGGAGGTAAAAACGTCAACAAGGGTTGTGAGTTGAGTGCCGGTAAGTGCCTCAACATTACCGGTTGAAGCGGTGACCCTTCCTAATATCCTTGCCGTAGACACCTGAGCCATCTTTGCAAGAGAAACGGTGTTATTGCCTATCGTGGTTGTTATTGCAGTTGCTCCCGATCCGGTCACATCTCCTGATAAGGTGATGGATTGGTTTGCAGTAAGGTACGTGCTTGAGTCAACCGTTCCGTTTGCCTTTAAAAACTGCGATGCAGTACCGCCCGACTTAACAAATCCGTTTGCTGTTATGGTTCCCGAGGTAAGAACAGCTGTTACAGAAGAGTTTCCTAAAACAACCTGATTGCTTTGATCTATTATTGCACCATAGCCAATGGCTGTAGAGTTCGTTAAGCTATCATATCCCGGAGTGTTAGGAGGAGACGTAAAGGCTCCTAAAAAAGTATTGTTTGAAAAATTATTACCATTTCCGTTATTCCCTCCTGCAGAATGGCCAACTATTGTGTTATAGCTATTAAACTGAGCGTCTGCTGCAGCAGAATTTCCTATGTAAACATTACCAACACCGGTCCATAAAACGGTTGCAATATCACGTCCTATAGCAATGTTATTATTGCCAATTGTTAACGCGGATAAATTATTATATCCTATGGCAGTGTTCGCTGTGCCGGATAAACTTGCACTTGACAACCCTGTTCCGTAAAGCATATTCCCGGAAACATTGTTTCTGCCCCTACTAACATTTATTCCAAATACAGTCAACGCGGTTCCGGTCCAAATAAAATCAGAACTTCCACCAAACGCGCCCGAGTCGTTAAATTGTATCTGAGTGTTTGATCCTCCCGGTGTTCCACCTGCCAAGTCTGCCCAAGATGCAGTAACTGTTCCGCCATCCTGCTGAGTGAGTGTGAGCGTTTTTGTGGTTGTTCCGGCCACTGCCGCAGATACGATCGTATTGTTAAATGCCGAGTCCCAACTAGCCTGACTTGAAACAGTAGGCAGGGAATACCCTGATGCGAAGGCAAGAGACAGCGATCCGGACCCGGTAACCGGCGATCCCGATACAGCAAAGCCT